GACGTAGTAGAAATAGAACAATAAATCATTTGCATTCACTATTGCAGTTGGTGTGCATATGTTGGTTGGGTGTTTATCAATTCAATGAATTGATAACCAAACTGCCAACATATGTACTCTGATTCCAAATTTACTTAGGGTAGGGATCCACCAAACAATTAGCCAACCAATTAAAAAAGCGGACCCCCGGATGGGGGTTCAAGAGCCCTAAATATTGGTCTTAGCACTTATATTCCCCAAATTAAATTAATTATACATTGCCCGTTGAAGCCCCACTAGCAACATTCGTGGCAATAACGTCAGATATAACAGCATCAGCTGTATTGATAGTTTCAAACTTTGCACCGCCCTGCGTGTCGTTAAGGAACCAAGGGTTAACTCTGCTGTATGAAGTTCTTTCAGCAATGTTACCCACAGGGTGCCAATGATAAGTATACTGATAGTTGGCAGTAATTTCGACCGGTGCATAGGTCCCTATCTTAGTTGTAGCTCCGACTGTATCCTGCGCAACTCCTAGTGATCCTCTGAAGACAATGAAAGGGATTAAAGTTATTCCGGCCTTAACCACGGGGGAAATTCCATCCGTTTGGTTTAGCCAATCACCTTTCATCATAGTCTTGTTATATTCGTAGGTGGTGTATGTTCTTCTTTGTTCGCCAGCGGCGAGCATATAATGCATATGCTTAACTACTTTATATTGCTTATTAAAGTTCAAAAACTGTGTAGGCTTGACTCCGTATGTTGATCCTTCCAGGTATCCAGCTACTGGTGCTCCTGCCGCTATTCCAGTTCGTTGAGTATCCGCAGATTGTCCTGTTGCTGCTGCTCCAACTAGGAAAGCATCGTTGATTATAGAGTTTGCGAATTCGACATCGGGCCATCTAGCTATGTTGTTTTTAGGTATGACCCAGTAAATATCTACAAACATAGTACCTAGCGTAGAACAGTTGAGTATATCGATATGGCCCACGACTCTAGTTAAATGGACACGGTCTTCTGCGTACGAGCCAGCGGTAGTGTTTGCACCACCGGTTAAGAAGGTAGCGTTAGATCCAGTCGATCTTGAAAATGGGTTAAGGTCCCACGGAAGGACATCAAATAGGGTAGCGTCGGTAGTCGATACCGTAGTCATTTGGCCCATACTCATACAGGAGTCTAAATAAAAGAAGTTTTGCTTTCCCATAAGGCAAGAGTTGGTAAAGTTACCAGCGCCTTGGGATGTGTACTTCCAACCAAGTTTATCATTATACTTCTTCTTCTTACGTTTGTGGATGACTATACGCACTCCGCCGTCGCGAGTGGCTCCAACACCAGCTCCGTTGTCGTCCTTCTTGACGAACTTTCGCTTTGCGACTTTATGCTTGGACTGTTTCTTGGTTTTGAAGGCTTTCTTACCGGCCGCTTCAACGCCTTTGAGTAGAACACCACCAACAATAGTTCTACCAACCGCATTAGTAAGAGACTTAGATGCAAACTGTCCATTTACTTTTCTGGCTTTCCAATTCTTAACAATTTTCTTAGGCCAGGAAGTCCAGCCAGTCATAAAAGAGGTAGGTTTTTCCGAAGGAAAAATCTTGTAGTGGGGAGGCCCTATTATTACCCTCCCCACGGCTTTTTTGCTCACCCCACAGCCCGGAATGCTGACACGTCATATGACATGTCTATTTGGGGCGGCGCCACAGCGGGGTTGCACAAAAGCCCAATTGAGCCTTGGCTCAATCAAACCGCAGTTTTTCTCACACGGTGCCACCTCGCCACCCCGCCCGACGCTTCTATAAATAAGTGAGTTGGTGCTCAGTTTATGTCATGCAACAACCAACTCGACAAAGCAAAAACTGGGTCTTTACCTGCTTCCTCCACCCTATCGGAGAGATCCAAACAATTCTGGAAGAGTCACCCACAGTGGTGTACTTCTGCATGCAATCGGAAGTTTGTCCAGACACGGATCGACTGCACACACAAGGGTACGTTGTCCTTGCAACGAAAAGAAGGTTCGCGTTCCTCAGAGAATTACTTGGCGCACATTGGGAAGTCAGAAGAGGTTCCCATATTCAAGCAAGAGAATACTGTCGAAAAGACGATACGCGAGCACCCCACACGTTACCGATCGAAGGCGGTATCGAACCCGTCGGAGCAGGTTCAAGATGCGACCTCACGAACGTTCGAGACATCATACAAGCCGGAGGAACATCAGACGATATCATCGAACAGTACCCGGCTGTCTTCGCCCGTTATCCACATTTCGTCGCAGCACTCGTCAGACTCAGAATCACCGGATTGGCGATTGCTGAGGTCGCCGGATTTATTCCACGTGAAGGATGGCAAGCGACTCTCGCAGAACGCTTGGTGCATCGCCCAGATCCACGAAAAGTTATGTGGTACTGGGAAGCAGAAGGGAACACCGGAAAATCTCATTTCGCCACCAACTTCTCCCCCACCTCTACTTTCATCGCGACAGGAGGTAAGCACTCAGACATCCAATACGCGTACAAAGGGGAAAGGGTGGTTATCTTCGACTGGCCGCGTGAGGGAATTGATCGCGTACCGTACTCGCTTATCGAAGCGCTTAAAAACGGATACTACTTGCAGACGAAATACGAATCAGAACCATTCAGATTCCCGACTCCGCATGTTATTGTATTCGCGAACCGTGAACCAGATTGGGGTCAACTTTCGTACGACAGATGGGACGTAGTAGAAATAGAACAATAAATCATT